TGGTAATTCGGACCTCAATCTTTTCCTAGCGACAGACTTTTACAAACGGATTTCGTTTCATCGTGAAAATCGAAATGATCGACATTGAGCGCGTGATTCCTTACGCAAGGAATCCGCGCAAGAACTCAGATGCGGTCGATAAGGTAGCCGCCTCGCTGCGAGAGTTCGGCTTTCGTCAGCCGATTGTGACGGATGAAAATCTGACGGTCATCGTCGGCCATACTAGATTGCTCGCGGCGAAAAAGTTAAGCCTCGCGCAAGTTCCCGTTCATATAGCGGAAGGGCTGACGGCGGCACAGATCAAGGCTTATCGGATTGCCGATAACCGAGTTGGCGAAGAGGCCGAGTGGGATAACGAACTTCTCCAAGTTGAATTGCACGATATCGAATCTAAAGAGTTCGATGTTGCGCTGACTGGTTTCGATGGTGATGAGTTGAGCCGTATCATGTTCCCGCCTGACTTCTCACCGGGAACCGAAGACGATCAAGGCAAACTTGACGAACTCGATCCGAAGTGGGTTTGCTGTCCTAACTGTCAGACAAAGTTTGATGCACGAAAAGCCTAATCTGAAGATTGACTGGGCAACTCACGAAGCGGCTAAATACGCTTGTGAGAATTGGCACTATAGTCAATGCACGCCGGCTGGCAAATTAGTTAAAATTGGAGTTTGGGAAAATTCAAAATTTATTGGTGTTGTTATTTTCTCAAGAGGCGCTAACAACACATTGGGAAAACCTTATGGTTTAGAGCAAGATGAATGCTGTGAATTGACACGAATTGCTCTCAATAAACACGCCACTCCTGTGAGTAGAATTATGAAATTGGCTATTTTTTTCTTAAAGAAAAATAGTCCAAATTTGAAACTTCTGATAAGTTTTGCCGATCCAGAACAGGGTCATCACGGCGGTGTTTATCAAGCAACTAATTGGATTTATTGCGGCATGACAAAAGCCGCAGATGAGTATTTTGTTCACGGCAAGCGAATGCATGGCCGATCTATGCGTGCATTGTATGGAACACATATTGGCAAAGATTTTATAAAAAAAGTTTTGGGAAGTTCAAAACACAGATATTTAATGCCGTTGACAGATGAGATGAAAAGCAAGATTAAGCATCTTGCCAAACCATATCCCAAGCGCGTGACAAAGGCTCCTTCAGAGTTCCCCTCTGATAGCGGCGGGGCAGTACCGACCCACGCGCTCCAACAATGAGCGTTGATGTTCATGCAGTCGCCAAGGCGTTGAACTTAACGCCGCGACGAGTGCAGCAGTTAAAAGCAGAAGGATTGCCAACCGTAGGCAGAGGTCAGTACGAACTCGGCCCCTGCATGGCTTGGTATATTCGATACCTTCAAAGCAAGTTAGACAAACTCGGGCCGAACACGAACCCAGAGACGCCGGATTTATTAGCGGAAAAGACTCGCCTTGCGAGAGAGCAGGGCGACAAATTGGCGCTAGAGAATTCTATTAAACGCGGACAACTGCTCTATGCTGACGATGTTTCCCGCATATGGGCAGATCACATCTCAAGCGCGAAGTCTAAAATCTTGGTCATTCCGAGCAAACTCGGACCGCAGTTGGTAAACATCGACAATGCAAACGTCATCGCAGGAAAACTCCGCGACGAACTCGACGCAGCCCTCGCGGAACTTGCCGCGGATAACGACGAGCATTTACGAGCCGTTGAGATTAGCGAGGAAGTATTGGAGTCCACCGCCGAAGTTGACGATTTCGGAATGGGCAGATCGTTACCGCAAACTATCGAGTGAGTCCTCGGCAGAACCGGGATACTGGCGAACCTCTCGCGCACCTTATCAGCGCGGGATCATGGACGCGATTACTGATGAGACGGTGAAGGAAGTTTGGGTTCAGAAATCCGCACAGGTCGGATGGACTGAAATCCTAAACAACGTCATCGGGTTTCACGTTCACCAAGACCCCGCGCCGATGCTGCTAGTGCAGCCGACGTTGGAGATGGCAGAGTCGTGGAGCAAGGATCGCCTCGCCCCGATGGTGCGCGACACCTCGGTGCTGACCGAGCGCATCGCTGATCCGAAATCGAGAGATAGCGGAAACACGCTGCTTCACAAAAAGTTTGCAGGTGGGCATCTCACGGTAGCCGGTGCGAATAGTCCCTCGGGACTCGCATCACGACCGATCCGAATCGTGCTGTTCGATGAGGTGGATCGTTACCCGGCAAGCGCAGGGACGGAGGGTGATCCTATCTCTCTCGGTCGCAAACGCACCGCGACATTCTGGAGCCGTAAGGTATTGGCCGGATCAACGCCGACGATTAAGGGATCAAGCCGCATCGAGGCAGGATTCGAGTCGGGTGATCAACGGTTCTACTATGTACCCTGCCCACATTGCGGAGAGTTTCAGAGGCTAGTCTGGGCGCAAGTGAAATGGCCGGACGGTCAGCCCGAGTTGGCCGAGTATGTCTGTGTGCATTGCTCTGCTCTGCTAAACGAGGCAGACAAAGCCGATATGCTCGCTCTCGGTGAGTGGCGAGGCTCGAAAGAGTTTCGAGGGATAGCATCGTTTCATATTTCCGAACTCTACTCGCCGTGGACAACTTGGGCTGATATGGCGGTCGCCTTCGTAGAGGCGAAACGCTTTCCCGAGACATTGCAGACTTGGATCAATACCGCACTCGGAGAGACTTTCGAGGAACGTGGCGAACAGGTCGAATCGGTTGGTTTAGCGGGTCGGCGCGAGCAGTACACCGCACAGAGTATCCCGCAGTCAGTCTTGATGCTGACGGCGGGAGTAGACGTACAAGATGACCGACTAGAGGTGACGGTTGTCGGCTACGGACGCGATGAGGAGATGTGGGTTGTCGAACACGCTGTGCTGCGTGGCGACCCCGGCTCTGATTCTCTATGGAACGATCTCGATGGATTCTTGTCTCGTAAACGCGAGACAGACGATGGGCGGTCGCTCCTGATCGAGGCTACGGCTATCGACTCGGGCGGTCACTTTACACAACAAGTCTACGGATACGCCGCAAGACGAAAGGCTCGGCGCATCTGGGCAATCAAGGGAGCCGGTGGATTCGGTCGGTTGATCTGGCCGAAGTCAGCGGGTCGGGCAGGGAAAACCTCGGCGCAGGTTTTTATAGTTGGCGTGGATACCGCAAAGGATGTGCTTTTCGGTAGGTTAAAGCGTATCCACGAACCGGGTGCGGGATATATTCATTTTCCCGCATCGGTCGATGAGGTCTATTTTGACCAGTTGACCGCCGAGACATTGATCTACCGAATGGTGCAGGGACGGCGCATAAGGTCATATAAGCCGCGATCTAGCGGTAGCCGAACGGAAGCCCTCGACTGTCTTGTTTACGCCTATGCCGCCTTTATAGGGCGACATGGCCCGATGGTACTGCCGAACCGCAAAGTCGAACCAGTTACAGAAAAGGAAATCACAGTTCAACCGCAGAAACCGCTACGCCGCCCCGCACCGATTCGCGGCGGGTGGATGAACGGATGGAGATAAACGAATGTCCGATAAAAAGATTTCACAGTTAACGTCACTCGTACAGGCTGACATCGCTACCGCAACCGATGTGTTGCCGATTGTCGATACGAGCGCAACCGAGACGAAGAAAGCAACCCCGGCGGCTATCGTCGGCGCGGCTGCTGCTGCGGGCTTGACGAACGTAGACATCAACTCGGGTGCGATTGACGGCACAACGGTAGGCGCGAGCAGCGCATCGAGCGGTGCGTTCACAACCCTTTCGGCATCTGGCAGCGTGACCCTCTCCGGCGGCACGGCCAACGGCGTTCTGTATCTGAACGGCAGCAAGGTGGCGACGAGTGGATCGGCGCTGACGTTTAATGGAACTTCGTTTGGTGTTGGCTCATCGTCTTATGGCGATGCAGGGACTATTGGTCTGTCTGTTGGTGTTGCTGGTTCTACTGCGGGCGGCTTGCAGTTGTGGGCAAGTTCTTTACAAGAACATTACATCCAATGGGGTGACTCAACGACTGGTTCTGCTACCTATGCCGGTGCAATCTCTTATTCTCATACAAGCGATTTCATGCGATTCTGGGTAAACAGTACAGAGCGTCTCCGTATTAACTCCTCCGGTAACGTCGGCATCGGGACGAGTTCGCCCACAAACACCCTTTCCGTAGCAGGCAACGCCAACATCACGGGCAACACCACCCTTGGAGACGCCTCCACCGACACCGTAACGGTAAATGGGTATGTGGGTGTTCGCGCAACACCAGCGTCTTATTATGGAATTTCTCTTGGAAACTCATCAACAATTACAGGCGATGCAAATCCACGAGGTATCAGTAGTTCTGCTGTCTACGGATCAGACGCTACTGGGCTTACTTCCGCTTTGTTTGGTCAAGTAAGAACAACCGCCGCTGCGTATACGATGTCTGACGCTATTGGTTTGCGTCTTGACGATGCCAGTAAAGGTGCAGGTTCAACCATCACGAACCAGCACGGCGTTTACGTTCAAAACCAAACCCAAGGCACAAACAACTACGGCATCACCTCGCTGGTTTCCTCTGGCTCTAACAAGTGGAACATCTACGCCAGCGGGACGGCAAATAACTATTTTGCGGGCAACGTCGGCATCGGGACGAGTGCGCCAAGCAGCAATCTTGAGGTTTCCTCTGGCAGCGATACTGTTCTAACAATCAACGCTGCGAACAATGCTGATGCAAAACTCGTTTTCAGCGAAGCAGGGTCAGCGGAATACACCATCATTATGGATGGTTTGTCTGGGTCTACTCAATCGCTTCAGTTCTATAACAATAGAACTGCAACAGAGGCAATGCGTATTTCCTCTACCGGCAACGTCGGCATCGGCACGAGCAGTCCGTCAGCGCCAGTTGAAATTGTTTATGCCGCATCTGGTCAACAAGTAGCGCAAAGATGGCGCAGCGGTGCGGGCAATGTTTATGGTTTAGATTTTGTTGGAAATAACGCAGATAACGGGTGGGGGCAAATTGCCACCTATGCCAGTGGGTACTTGTATTGGGGTGTGTCAGCAACTAACGGGGCTTACACAGAGCGTATGCGGCTCACAGCGACCGGGTTAGGCATCGGCACTAGCAGCCCGGGGCAAAAACTGGAAGTCGCAGGAACAATTAAATCCACGGCTGCGAACGGTCTGTTGCTGCAAAACTCAACGTCCACAGGTGCGAATTACATTCGCATGGTTGATAGCGTTCAGAGTTCTTATTTTGGTCAGGAAGATTCGGCAGGTTCAACCTTTGGACTGACGGCGTACTCCACGATCATCTACGGCAACGCTGCCTATCCAATGATTTTTGCGACCAACGGCGCAGAGCGTGCAAGAATCACGGCGGGTGGGGATTTGCTAGTTGGGACAACGACTAGTACATCAAGATTTGTTTCTTACCGAGGCGATGCTGGTTTTAATGGTTTCTTTGATAGTCCAAGCGGCGCTGGCAGTGGTGTATACGCAATTGGTACAAGCCTAGCATCAACGTCTAACAATGCAAATTGCGCGCATTTACGTTGTACGACTCAAGGTGTTGCTACATGGGAACTTCAAGGTAACGGTACGTCTACGTTTTCGTCCGATGAACGCCTTAAAAAGAACATCCAAACAGCACGAAACGGCTATCTTGACGATGTAGAAAAACTCAGGGTTGTCAAATACAACTGGCACACTGATGATGATTTAACAGCAAAAGAACTAGGCTTAATTGCCCAAGAAGTAGAGCAGGTTTTCCCCGGCTTGGTTGTTGAGGACAGCGTTCCGCTTGGCGATGTTCAAAACCCAAAGGCTATAAAAACTAGTGTTTTGCCGTATATTTTGCTCAAAGCCATCCAAGAACTGAGCGCCAAGAACGATGCCCTTGAAGCCCGACTCGCCGCATTGGAGGCTAAATAATGGACATCGCAACCCTACGCGGCGCACTGAAAAGCAAAACAGTCTGGTGGAACATCCTGCTGGCGCTGCTGGCATCTTTGGAAATGTTCGCAGGACACCTGACCGTGCTGTTCGGGCAGAACATGGCATCCGCTGTGTTATTGCTTGGCGCGATGTTGAACCTTGTTTTGCGTGTCGTCACCACTCAATCCTTATCGGAGAAATCAAATGGCTGATTCAGTAGTGTATACATGGTCTGTCACCGCGATGGATTGCTACCCCACCGAGGGCGCCAACTCGGACGTAGTTTTTAACGTGCATTGGACTTGCGCGGGTTCGTTCGTGAACCAGTTCAACGGCAGCGTCTATAGCACTTGTGCTGTCCCTGCACCGGAAGGTTCGTTCACGCCTTATGCCGACCTGACGCAAGATCAAGTCCTCGGATGGATCTGGGCAAACGGCGTGGATAAGGCTGCGACCGAAGCGGCGGTGGACAATCAGATTCAAGATCAGATCAACCCGCCGGTGGTTTTTCCGGCACTTCCGTGGAGTGCGTAATGAATATCAAGTTGGAACTAACGCTCGAAGAAATCAATGTGATTCTTGCGGTTCTCGGGAACTGCGCGACATCGCAGGGCGTATATCCATTGTTTCAGAAGATCAAGGAACAGGG